GGCGACTCCACCATCGCTGACGCCACGGTGCGCTTGTTTGGCGGTGTCTCACCGCATCTCATGGTGACCGATCCGCCGTATGGGGTGGCCTACGATCCGGCCTGGCGCGTGCGCGCCGGCCTGGCGCCGACCGCAGCGGTCGGGCGCCTTACCAACGACGACCGTTGTGATTGGCGGCTGGCCTGGGCGCTGTTTCCTGGCCACGTCGCCTATGTTTGGCATTCCGGCCTGCATTCGGCTGAGGTGCTGGCGTCGCTCGAGGCCCGCAAGTTACGCATGCGGGCGCAGATCGTTTGGGTCAAGCAGCGCCCGGTTATCGGCCGCGGGGCCTACCATTGGCAGCACGAGCCGTGCGCCTATGCGGTGGAGGATGGCGCTGAGGATTCCTGGCGCTTCATCCCCGAGCACGAGATCCTGAGCTATGCGGTCGACGGCCGCGCTGAGTGGGCCGGTGGTCGCCGACAGTCTACGGTTTGGAATATCGAGCACATCAAAAACGACACCGGGCACGCCACGCAGAAGCCGGTCGATTGCATGCGGCGCCCGATGGAGAATAACTCGGTGCCGGGTAATGCGGTCTATGATCCGTTTGTCGGCTCTGGCACTTCGATCATCGCGGCTGAAATGAGCGGACGCTCTTGCTTGGCGCTCGAGTTGGATCCGCTTTACGTCGACGTCGCCATCCAGCGCTGGCAAAACTTTACCGGGCACAAAGCCACGCTTGATGGCGTTGCCTATGAGCAATTGGCGCGCGAGCGCCTGGAGAAAGTTGCCTAATGGGCAAACGTGGACCGCGGCCGATGCCGACGCATCTCAAATTGCTGCGCGGCAATCCGCGCAAGGAGGGGCTCAATCACGACGAGCCGCAGCCGGCAATGCCGACCGCGGTACCGCCGGCGCCGGTTTTTCTCAAAGGTTACGCCGCCGAGGAATGGGCGCGCATCGCCGAGGAACTCTACTACCTGCGGCTGCTGACGCGCATCGATATCCACGCGCTGTCGGCCTATTGCCAGGCCTACGCGATCTGGCGCACCGCGGTCGAAACCTTTGCCGTGATGGCCGAGCGCGATCCGGTCATGCACGGCCTCATGGTCAAGGCCGCCAACGGCACCGCGCTGCAGAACCCGGTGGTGCTGACAATTCGGCACGCCGCAAACGACATGGTGAAGTATGCCGCCGAATTCGGACTTACCCCCGCCGCTCGCTCCAGGATTTCAGCCACCGATTCCGAGCCACCGCCGCGCTCAAAATTCGGGCCGCTACTCGTCGGTTAGGCGCACCGCCAAAGGCAAAAAGCGCGCCAAGGCCGTTATTGATTTTATCCAATGCCTGACGGTGCCGTCCGGCGCCGGGCAGGGCAAACCCTTCCAGCTGCTGAAATGGCAAAAGGATTTTATCCGCGATATCTACGAGCCTTCCCTGCCGGATGGCCGCCGCGTGGTACGGCGCGCGATCCTGTCGATGGCGCGCAAAAACGGCAAGACGGCGCTGATCGCGGCCATCGCGCTGGCGCACCTGGTCGGCCCCGAGGCGATCCCCAACGGGGAAATCTATTCGGCGGCCACCGATCGCGACCAGGCGGCCATCGTCTTTAAGTTTGCCCGCCAGATCGTCGAGCTCGATGCCGAGCTGCGCGCCAAGGTCGAAATCATCCCCTCGACAAAGACCATGCTGGCGCGGCGCTACGGCTCGATCTATCGCGCCATCTCGGCCGAGGCCGGCACCAAGCACGGCTATATGCCGTCGCTGGTGATCTACGACGAGCTGGCGCAGGCGAAAAACCGCGACCTCTATGACGTGCTCGATACGTCGTTCGGGGCGCGCGAGGAGCCGCTGTTTATCGTGATCTCGACGCAGTCGAATGATCCCGAGCATATCCTGTCGCAACTAATCGATGATGGGCTCGGTGATGATCCGACCATCACCTGCCACCTGTTTGCGGCCGACGAGGACTGCGAGCTCGGCGACAAGGCGCAATGGCGCAAGGCCAACCCGGCGCTCGGCAAATTCCGCGACTATGCCGACCTCGAGGCCTCGATCGACAAGGCGATCCGTCTGCCGGCGGAAGAGGCCAAGGTCCGCAATCTGCTGTTGAACCAGCGGGTGTCGCCGGCCTCGATCCTGGTGCCGCGCGCCAAGTGGATGGCGTGCGCCGGCGAGGTAAGCTTTACGCCGGGAGAGGAGGTTTACCTTGCGCTGGACCTTTCCAACACGCTCGACCTGTCGGCTTTGCTCATGGGCTCGGCTGACGATGTTGCAAGGATTAAACCGTTTTTCTGGAAACCGGAGGACGAGCTCACCGAGCAATCCTTCCGCGACTTCGGCTCCGGCAACTACCGCTACCTCGAGTGGAAAGATGCCGGGCACATCGAGACGACGCCGGGCCGCTCGATCAACAAAGAAGTAATCGCCCGCCGCATTGCCGAATTGTGCAGCCGCTACCGCGTGCGCGCACTTGCCTACGATCGCTGGCGCATCGATGAGCTGTTGCGCGAATTCGACCGCATCGGCTTTGCCGCCTTCCAGGATGGCGAGAAGGGTGATGGCCTGCGCCTGGTGCCGTGGGGACAGGGATTCAAGGATATGGCGCCGGCGGTCGACGCGCTGTTGGCCGCGGTCGCCGATCGCAAACTCCTGCACCCGCATAATCCGTGCCTGTCGTGGAATATGGCGAATGCGGTGGCGGTGATGGATCCGGCCGGCGGACGCAAACTCGATAAGGAAAAATCGCGCTTCCGCATCGACGGTGCGGTGGCGCTCGCCATGCTGATGGGCCTGCGCGCGCGCGATCGGCAACGGGTCGTAGATATCGAAACCATGATCGCATGAGGAAATCACGTATGAAGAAACTATCTGGAATGCTGGCGGGCCTTGCTTTGCTCATCAGTTGCGGGACGGGGCAAGCCGTCACTCTCGGCGGTCAGAACTGGACCTCTACCGGTACTGTGCTGACATTTAGTCAAACAGTGCCGAGCGGCAATCAACCATTGAACATTCAATGCATCATCTGCGGCGATAATCAGCCGCAGCAACAGGCGAACTTTGGTTACACCGACTTCCACAACACGGGCGGGATGAGCGACATTCTGTTCTTTTCGACCAACGTGGCGGGCGGCGGCAACCCTGGAGCAGACACGGTCGGCATCGGCTATGATGGCACGTTCTTGCGCGACTACATCGCCGCTCACGGCAGCGTCAATCTGACATTCCAAGTTGGCATTGATGTCAACGACTCCGGCAAAACGCCACAGGTTTTGGAGTCGTTCTATCTCCTGAATCTGACGCAGCATAAAGTCTTGGCATCATTCCAAGGGCCACAAGATATTGGCTCGCAGAATAATGGGACCGGCTTTCCTGATTTCATCTTGGAAGGCTTCGACCTCAACTTCGGCACGGACTTTGTCCTTGGCGATCAATTGATCTTCTTCGCCCGCATCAGCAACGCGAGCGATGGGCCGGACTCATTCTTTCTGATCCCGAACCAAGAAATCGTTACTCCGATCCCCGGCGCCGTGTGGCTGTTCGCAAGCGGCCTCGGCCTGCTTGGCCTGATTGGTAGACGCAGGCGCGCTGCCTGACAAAACTTCCCACCCACAAAAGGAGCCTGAAATGCCAAACCCCTTCCTGGCCTTGATTACGCCTGTCAGCAGTGACGGCGCACCGGCAAAGCCGCCCGCTGCACCGGACCAGACCTTGCCCGGCGATCTACCGATACCGTCACACCCGATCTACTATCCGCTGCCGCCAGGTGCTCCGGTCGATCCCGAATATGGTGTGCCGATTGAGCATCCCGACCAGGGGCTACCAGGTGATCAGCCGGAGATCGACCACACTTTGCCGGGACCGCAGCCGCATCCCGAGCACCCGATTGTGCTGCCGCCGGACAGTGGCGGCTGGTTGCCTATCTACATTTGGGGCCCGAGTGATCCAAGACCGACACCGCCAATCGTCCTGCCCGAGCCGCCGACTTCTCCGCAGGTGAAGTGGGAAGTGAAGACGGCCTGGACAGCATCAACCGGCTGGATCGTGGTTGCGGTCCCGACCGGTCCAACACCAACACCGTCAAAGCGAAAATAAAAAAGTGCCGATCAGCGGCCGCGACATCATCCTGGTTGCCTTGGTGATGATCGCGGCCGTTGCGTTGGGCGTCTGGCTTTCCGGCCACGGAAATTGTTGCTGACAAAACAGGAGCTGCACATGGCGCTGCAAGTGTTGAATGGTCCGGTGATTGAGGAAGGCGAATATCTTTCAGATGGCCTTGACTGCACTGGTGGCAACATCATTCGCCTCACCATGCCAGCCGAGTGGACCGGGGCAAATCTTACGTTTCAGATTTCCTCAGACGGCAATGGCTACAACGATCTTTATAATATGGATGGTGAGGAAGTGATGCTGCCGGTT